GGTGCGGAGAGGTGCTGTTATTCGCTAGGTTTTTGGGTGTCGGCAATGACAACACGGCCGGTGGTGCAACGTGGCTAGTTGGGTTAACTACGATGATGTAATTGGCCAGCTGAAAGCACATGGCCTCGAAGTGGCGGCGCTGGAAGTAGGCACCACCAAGCCGAAGCGCTGCAAAATTGAAGGCTCGCGCGAGCAGCGCGGCTGGTACTGGATCAGCGACATTGAGCTGAACACCAAAACCGGCAAAGAATGGTTTTTAGTGGGCAGCTATGGCGTATGGCGCGGCACTGACAACGGTGCGGTAAAAATTAAGCTGCCGCGCAACGACGGCCGCCCCGCGCTTACCGACGACGAACGCCAGGCAATAGCCACCCGCCATCGTGAAAACGCCAAGCGGGCCGCAGCCGCCCGCGCCGCCGAAGCGGATCGCGCCGCCCGGCGCGCTGCAAAAGTGTGGCGCGCCTACCTGCCTACTGGCGAATCGGATTACTTAGCCCGCAAAGGCGTACTGGCTCACGGCCTGCGATTCTCGCCCAGCGGCAACGGCACCCTTGTTGTACCCATGGGCGACGCGGCCGGCCGTGTTTGGGCGCTGCAGCTTATTCGCGGCAAAGAGCGCGGCAAAAAGCTCGAAAAAGAATACTTTCCCAAGGGCATGGATAAGCGCGGAAAATACCACTTAATCGGCTCGGTACACGCCGGCTCGGTAGTGCTGCTGGCCGAGGGCTACGCCACCGCCGCAACATTATTCGAAGCGACCGCCCTGCCGGTTGCCGTGGCATTCGATGCCAACAACCTGCTACCCGTAGCCGAAGCGCTGGCCAAAGCCTACCGCAACATAAAAATACTTGTGTGCGGCGACGACGACTATCTGCAGCGCTGCAGCGCCTGCAAAAAAACCACCGAAATTGCCACCGCCGAATGCCAACACTGCGGCGAGCCGCACGGCAAGAAAAACGCCGGCGCAGAAATATCGCCCACCGTGGCCATGGCTGTAAGCGGTGCCAGCGTACTACCGCACTGGCCGTTCAGCCGCGAAGGTAAAAAGCTCAGCGACTTTAACGACCTGCAAAACCACCCCAGCGGTGGCAGCCACCTGGTGCGCCAGCAAATAGAACAAGCTGTGGCGGGCGCGGGGTGGAGCATGCCACTGGCTCGCACCGTGGGCGAAGCCCCAAAACAGGGGAGCGGGGAGCGGCGCAAAGCCGTATCGATACTACCCATCGACGATGCCGTAGCCCGATTCGTGCCCATAGACGACGGCACCGGCAAAGTGATATTCGACCACTGGACACAAAAACTAGTAAACCGCGACCAAATGGTAGCCATCCTGCCCGCCGGCGTGCGGTGGGACGACGTAAAGCGCCACCCCGAATGGGTAACGCGCGGCAGCTACTACCTCGATCAAGTCGGTTTCGACCCCGCCGGCGACGACGAAAACTGCGAACTCAACACCTTCACCGGCTGGCCAACCGAGCCCAAAGCCGGCGACTGCAGCATACTGCTCGACCTGCTCAACTACCTTTGCAGCGGCGAAGCCAACGCCACCGAGCTCTACAACTGGGTACTCAACTGGCTGGCGTACCCCATACAACACCCCGGCGCAAAAATGCAAAGCGCGGTAGTAGTACACGGCCCGCAAGGTACCGGCAAAAGCCGGTTTTTTGAAGCCTACGGCAAGATATTTGGCGACTACGGAATAATCCTCAACCAGGGCGCGATAGAAGACAAATTCAACGCCGACTGGAGCAGCCGAAAACTATTCGTATTGGCCGACGAAATCGTAGCCCGCGCCGACATGTACCACCTTAAGAATCAACTCAAATCGTTCATTACCGGCGAATGGGTGCGCGTAAACCCCAAAAACCTCGCGGCGTATAAAGAACGCAACCACATGAACATGCTGTTCCTCTCCAACGAGCGCCAACCGGTAATTTTGGAAAACGACGACCGCCGGCACTGCGTAATTTGGACACCGCAGAAACTCACCGACGATTTCTACGAAGAAGTAAGCACCGAAATAGACGCGGGCGGCATCGCGGCCCTGCATCACTTCCTGCGCGAACGCGACCTGGGCGACTTCAAACCGTGGACCAAACCACCCATGACCCGCGCCAAGCGCCAACTCATCGACATCAACAAAGAAAGCGTCGAAGCCTTTTTAGACTACTGGCAAGACGGCGACCTCGAACTGCCGTTCTGCCCCTGCAAATCGGCCGATCTCTACAAAGGCTACCTGCAGTGGTGCCGCGACCACGGCGAACGCCACCCCCGTAACGATCGCCAATTCAACGCCCATATCGACAAACTCCCCGGCTGGTTTCGAGGCCATAAAGACGTATACGCCACCTGCCATTTCGACGGCAAACCGCGCCGCACCCGCGTAGTAGTGCCCAGCGGCGAAGCGTTCCAACAAGCCATACAAGTGGCGCACGTAACCGACCACCGCCACAAACCCGAAAAAGAAACCCAAACGCAATGGCTCACCGTGGGCGTTTTGGCCTTTGCCGACCAATTATCGGGCGAATCCGCATGAATACCACCGCCAACCGCACAGCCGCACGCCTAACCGCACAGCCAACCGCACGGGTTAAACCGTTGCGGCCCAACAACCGCACAGCACCGCACGGCTCAACCCGCCCGCGCACGTACACAAATACAACCTACCGCCCCACGCGCGTGCGCCACTCTCACACGTACACGACCCCTGCAGGTGTGCGGTGCTGTGCGGTCGTTGTGCGCCAACGCCTAAGCCTGTGCGGTTGGCTGTGCGGTTGGCTGTGCGGCTGTGCGGTCGCGCGCGCAGGCGCTTATTTACCCACCTATTTACTTAAAAATAAAAAGAGAAGGGTTTAAAAGTGAAAGACCTAAGCGCCAGCCAATTTGCCAAAGCCATGGGCGTGCACCGCAGCACCGTTAGCCGCTGGTTGGCCGCAGGCCGCATAGAATTTAACGCCCACGGACGGATAGACCCCGAAGCCGCCAAAACCCAGCTCAGCCTCACCGAAAGCCCGCAGCCGCACCACCAGGCCAACATATCCCGCATCGAAAGCGAAAAAGCCGAAAAGCGCGCTAATCAATCGGCCGGCCAGCCACACGGCAACAGCAACAGCAATGCAACGGAAGGCAACGCCCGCAACGCCGCGCGCAACAGCGAGCCCGCGCTCCGGGAAGCGGAAATAACCAGCAAGCAAATTGTAAGCGCCGCTGCCATGCGCCTAAAGCTCGCTATGGCCTCCGAGCGCGAAGGCAAGGCCCAGCTAGTAGCGCTGGATCTAGATAAGCGCGTAGGCGAGCTGGTAGAGCGTAGCGACGTAGAGTTCGTACTCCGCGATCTCGGTCAAACCCTGCGCGGCGCGCTGGAAGGCTTTGCCGACCGCCTAGCGCCCGTAGTAGCCGGCTGCGGCGGCGACGTAAACGGCATACACAGCAGCATTAGCGAAGCCAGCCACAACCTGCTCAACGAAATAAGCCACCACCTAAGCCGCCGCGAAGCCAGCCTGGCGAGCCCCGAAACCCGCCGGCCCGCCGCCGGGCCCACAAGCCAGCCACCCACTGGCCATGCCACAAGCCAGCCCGCCAGCGCGCCGGCGGGAGCCCCAGAATGAGCCGCGAATCCACCGTAGCCATACCGCCAGCTCGCGCCGAACTGGCGGGCATACTCGCCGCCGCCTGCAAGCCACGCGCGCTTACCACGGTTAGCCAGCACGCCGATGCCCACCGTGTGCTCTCCGCTAAAGGCTCCGGCGAACCGGGCCGCTGGCAAACCCGCCGCACCCCGTACCTTCAAGAAATAATGGATGCACTCAGCGTTACCAGCCCGGTATCGCGCATCGTGCTCATGTTCGCCGCGCAGCTGGGCAAAACCGAAGTGGGCCTAAACTGGATACAGTACGTAGTCGATCACGCGCCTGCCCCCATGCTCGTTGTGCTGCCCACGCTCGAAGCCCGAAAGCGCTGGGTACGCCAACGGCTCAACCCCATGTTCGCCGAAAGCGAAGTGCTGCAGCGCGCCCTCAACACGCTAAGCAAACGCGATGCCAGCAACACCGAAGACATAAAAGAATTTGCCGGTGGCATGCTCATACTCGGCGGTGCCAACAGCCCCGCCAGCCTCGCCTCCATGCCTATTCGCTACGTGCTGGCCGATGAAATTGATCGCTTCCCCTGGGAAGTGGGCAGAAAAGGCGCAGAAGAAGGCGACCCGCTCGGCTTAATCGACGAGCGCACAAAAACCTTCCCGAGGCGGAAAGTGCTGCTAGTGAGCACACCCACCACGCTCGATTCCTCGCGAGTCGATGGCGAATACAAAGCCAGCGACCAACGCCAATACCACCTGCCTTGTCCGCACTGCAGCGAATACCAAACGCTGGTATGGCAACATGCCGACGGCAACTACGGCCTCATCTGTAACAAAACCACCGGTCAGGTGTACTACGCCTGCGTGCACTGCGGCGCGGCCATCGAAGAGCATCACAAACCAGCCATGCTGGCCGCCGGCCGCTGGGTGGCAAAATACCCCGAACGCCGCGTGCGCGGCTACCACCTCAACGGCCTTTACTCGCCGCTGGGGCTCGGTTTTACCTGGGCCGAAATTTGGCGCGAATGGCAAGTAGCGCAGCAAGATACCTCGCGGCTCAAGCGATTTATCAACACCACCCTCGGTGAAATCTGGGAAGAAAAAGGAGCCACCATCGATGCCATGGCGCTCATTACCCGGCTCGAAACCCCACCCACCGAACCGCCGTGGGGCAAAATCACCGCCGGGGTCGATGTACAAAAAGACCGCCTGGAAATAACCTTCGTCGGCTGGGGCGCGGACGAAGAATGCTGGGTGCTCGACCACGCCATACTCCCCGGCGACACCGCCCTACCCGAAGTGTGGGCCGATCTGCACGACGCGCTTAGCAGCCAAAACGTCGCGCTCGCCGGAATCGATGCCGGCTACAACACCACGCTAGTACAAAAATTCTGCGATGCGCGGCAATGGGCCATGCCGCTAAAAGGCGTAACCGGCCTACACCGGCCGCTCATAGAAGACGAACGCAAACGCCGGCAACGCCTGCGCTACCGCCGCCGCAAAGGCACCGCCAGCGAACCGGTAGGGGTAGACCAAGGCAAAGCCATACTGTACGCCCGGCTACGCATAACCCAGCCCGGCCCCGGCTACGTGCATTTTTTGCAGCTGCCCGCGTTCGACGACGAATACTTTGCCCAGCTCGCCGCCGAAAAGCTCATAACCAAAGCGCGGGGCGGCCGGCCCTACCAAGAATGGGTGCAAACCCGCGCGCGCAACGAAGCGCTCGATTGCCTCAACTACGCCCTCGCCGCCCACCGGCTACTCAATGCCGGCGGCGTACAGCCCCGTACCGTGGCCGCCGAAAGCGAAAAACTCACTACGCCCCAACGCAGCAAAAAAACCAACAACCGAATGGCCAGCGAATCCTGGAGTAGCCGCTTATGAACCCGCAAGCACCACCGCCCGCCGCCGCCCGCGCCGAACTGCAAACCGCGCTGCAATACGCCGTGCAACAACAATTTCAGCTTAGCGCCGAACTCGCCGCCATCATGGCCGAAAAAATCGCCGCCGGGCTCAGCCACGGCCAGCTTAGCGGCGAAAAAGTGTACATACCCGCGCCCAACAAAGCCGCGCGCGACGCGCGCATAGCCTGGCAATTCACCGGCACCAACATGGCCGACGTATGCCAACAATTCGCCGTAAGCCGCCACACCGTATACCGCGCCTGCCAGCGCCACCGGGCGCGGAATAGGGCAGAGGCGTTGGCGTAAAAGCTCAGCAACATAAATCACTATCTATCGCAGAGGAAAACCCATGGCTGAAATAAACAACGAATACGCTAGTGCCCGGCCTGTTACGGCCGGCAACGTCTGCGGCCGCGCCGCCTATAACGAAAAAA